AATTACATCTGCACTAAGCTGGGCTAATGCTGCATTTGGTGTATTTGTGCTTGTTAAGGTATATGCGGATATCTGTATCAATGTAGCCGAATTTGCTAATGACAATGCATATGCATTATTCCAACTAGCACTATTTGCTGATATTATACTATATGTTGCATTCCAATTCGCACTGTTTGCTGTTACTGTGTTTTGAGTAGATGTGTACCCCGCAGTTAGTGCCTCCAATGCAATTACTCTTCCTGCTAAATCGTCGCAATTGACATTAAAGATTACAGCACCACCATATTCTGTTTGTGCATATGGTGGTTGATATGGGATATAATTTTCATAATCATTTGTGCCTGATGGATATGGATTATACGTTTCAAGAACGCTATCAATGGATAGCCTAGAGCAACCACATTTCGATGTTGCTATTATATCGAATATGCCTTCTGTGTCTGGTATATACGGCAGTGTAAAATCAATTGTATTGCCTACTGAATTGATCGTATATGCTGATATAGGAATTGCGTAGAACGGTGGGCATTCGCTTGATGTAATTGACGTTGTTACTGACGGGTTCTCAGAGCATACGTTAATTGCAGAGGTTGCACTAGTATCTGGAAATAGATTGTAATAATTGTATGCAGATGTGGGGAACATCCCCGGTGTTGCACTTATGTATAGATTTGATGTAAAGTCTAAGTTTTGTCCTGTGATTTGGAAATTATACTTGGTTAACCCAAGGTTCATTGCAAATGGTGACAAGCATCTAAGTTTAGGTACACCCTTAATAGAGAATGTAATCTTGTTGTCTTCTGTCGCGTTGATTGATTTTTCAAATGATTGGATATCGAGGAAGCAATTGTTCATCGATGTAACAGATATCATATTTGTAACCACCTTACAAATATGCCCTTCATCTCCTATAGGTGCTTTAAATAAATAGCCCTCAATTGTAAATGAAGTGTCGAATCCAGTCCGAAATGTTGAATTGTCTGGAACGTCCAGTTCTTGGTTAATCGAGATTTCTCCGGTCCATGTAACCTTTGTTCTTAATGTTTGTTTTGTACTTGGGTCTACAACATCGATGTAGATATATGGATCTGTATACGGAACCCAGTTACTCATCAATTGAAGCATGTCTTGAGTGCTCTTTGTGATTACAGACATCCCCATCTGAACATTCACAGGTACTGGTTGCCTTCTTTGTTTGTATGTACCCGAATCGTTAACGTAAAAACTTTTATCTATTTTATTTTCAACCCTTGTCGAATCTCTCGAAATGCTTTTAATATACACCGCAATTGTCGGCATATTCACTGGATTTGGATTTTTGTTTAAAATGTCATAGATCATTCTCTTTTTGGGAGAATATACAAAATTGGCATGTATATGATCTTGTGCGACTCTGTCTTTATTATAGCGCTTAATAATAACGTCATTAAATGCGTCAATAAATTGAACAATCAAATCCTCTATTTCAAAATTGTAAGTATAGTCGCGCATTCTGTGATAAATATATTTACCGATGGCCTTTACTTTCAATCCTCAAGACGAGCCCTTTTCATTTAATCCAAACGATTCAGACACTCCTTATTCGTATATTCCATCGTGTGCATCCCAACCAACCAATGATCAATTGACATATGGCAGTTGGTTGAAAGATATCATAAACCTATATGGTGTGATGATTCGGTATTATCCTTATAAACTTGAACTAGAACAAATGAACACTCTGTTCGGGGAGGATTTGATGGCTGGATTTGGTGACGATACTACCTTCAGAGCGTATGTCGAAATAACCAAGAACAGTAATGTATTGAGCAAGTTCGGTATAAAGACATCGGCGGAAGTGAGCGTCGCCATTCCATTTGATGTTTGGGATACATACTTCCCTAATGATGAACCAAAAACAGGAGATGTGTTTGTAGTAGTTAATACGGGGTGTGGTCGTAAGGGCCAAAGAACCGCCGAAGTATTTGAAGTCACACAGCGTTACGATCGTAAGAATGCTGCTGGTGATTTCCTCGGCAGACATTATGGTTGGTTTCTCGAGGCGAATAGATTTGAATATGCATATGAACCGGGTGCACCACCTGAAGCCGAAAACCCAGATGTTTCTGACGAAGAAATATTCGGCAGATTATCGGGCAGCACTAATCCTGCGTCGCCAGTGCCGGCGAAGGTATATGATGGTAGCGTCGAGGCGATTTCAGAGACCATTAAACCATATACAGACAATAGAGATTCTGTATTTGGCAATTACTAAGCAATAAAAAAGGGGAGCTTTGGGCTCCCCTTAATTAATTTTTATTGTGCTTCTTTATATTGTCGAGCAAACTCGTAAACATGCATTCGAAGCGCTTTAACCATTTTTTCTTCTAGATTTCGAATAAATCCTTGATCTTCGGAGATCATATTGTGATTAAAGAATTCTTCAGCCAATTGATTAATGAACTTTTCACTAAATCTGATTTGCTGTGGATATCTGGTGACAACTGTTGCCTTGTACGTCTTAAGATTTTCTCCAATCGAATTGGCGAAGTTTTGGAAGGAATCAAACGCAACCCCCATTTCTTCTGCACTTGGTGCTTTGTCTGTGCGACCGCTGCTATCACCGCCATAATCAGCACCACCTGGCTTTGATTTGCGTGCTCTAGATAGCCCTGTCTTTTGTAATCCTTTCAATCCTGCCGCGACTGCATTATATGCATCGTCAGCCACCTCATCAGAAACACCTGCTAATGGGTGCGGTCCTCTTGGGTCATCGACTTCCCTTTCTTCATCTCTTGAATCGATCCAGCTGCGAACGCGACGAAGAACATCAGATTCACTCTTGATGCCGATAGCAAATAGAGTCTCTGCTTTATCTTTCACCTTTTGTTCGACCTTTGCTGCTGGCACTTCTGGAATGTCTAATTTAACCTTAGTAGCAAATTCATCCTCCTTGTCAGCCGGTTCTGGTAGATCTGGCCCACCTTCTTCATCTTCGGTGTCTTCGACATCACCCTTTTCAAATTTATAAATAGAAATAATTGCGTCAGGTGTTAATTCATAGTCGCTTGCCAATTCTACTGATAACTCTTGGAATGATCTTGGGTCGTCGGATACAGCGTCAAGTGTTGCTACCAAGTCTTCTACTTGTGCTGGAGAAAGATTATGGTTAGGTGAGACTGCTCTTTTTGTTGCCATTGTCTTGCGAACCATTTGGGCGATTTCCGCCTTATCTGGTTCGACGTCACTCCATTCTCTTTCTTGTGGCTTTGGTGCTTTTGTTGGTTTACCTTCTTTGACTTTTGCGATAAACCGATTCAATTGATTGTCGTGTAACTTTTCACCAGACGCTTCTAATTCAGATCGCACTGTTGCGTCGCGTCTGATAACACGTCTAAGATCTGAATCGGATAATGTAGAATTTTGTGCAATAACGTCTCTAATTGCAGTATCCAATCCTCCTGCAATCTGCGCCATTTCATCCATTATATCATCATGAGATGATGTGTTTTCTTTTAAAATTTTATAAAGTTTTTGCAAGTCCATGGATTTATTTACCAATATATTTCATTTTTAGGAAAGGCTGCGCAATAATTCATCCTTTTCAAATGGAGAAAGTGTATCTTCTGCATCAGTATCTTCGCTGAAACTAATCAAAGAACCATCTTCATCCCCAAAAGCGTTGCCGTTTGGTTTGATGTAAAGAGCTGCTAATTCTAGTCTTTCAGACCTATCTCCAAAAATTTCAATCATAGCAGGGCAATCTTCTGTTGGAAATACTTTGCCTTTTTTCTGCACATAATCTACATTAAACGCTTTAAGAAATTGGTCAATTTCTGTTCGATATTCAAGATCAACGTCTCTATTATCTTTCGGCTCAACTGGAATTGGTGATGTATTCGAGATCGGCAAAAAGAAAATAACATCATAATGCTTCAATGCTTCTCTTGTTTGAATGATTGTCGCAGTAACATCATTTCCGGTTACACCTCCAAGGCCCTTAGCAGCAAGCCAACACGTGTATGCTAGATTGTCAATGACACATCTATCATGGATACAAAATTCTTCGTCTTTGTTGCTTTCTGCTTGCTCACACAGTGCTTCTAAAATAACATGCTGACTATCTCTATCTCCTGTGCGATTGATATTAAGATTTTTTTCTTTGATAATATCCCTATATGTTTTTTCTGGTCTTTTATACATAGGCCATCTATTCAAAAAGTCATTAATAAATGTACTTTTACCTGTGCACTGTGATCCGGTTACTGCTATTCTCATATTATTATTGTTCTGTTGGTGTTCTGTGAAATTTGATAAAAATTTGCTCTAAGAATTTTATTAGTGCATCTTGTTTAAGGGCGGTGTCGCAGAACCGTAATTCGACTCTTTCGCCCTTTGAATCATACCCTAACAAAATAAATGAATCGAAATACTCTGCAAGATAATTGACAATCCTTTGGGTATTGTTTTTAATTTCTTTAAAGCTTTTATGAACTGACATCTCCTGAGCAATCTGTGCTTTCAGGTCGCGCAGTTGCTCAGGAGATAAACTAAATCCCTCTGTTTGTAGTTGGCTTGATAATTCTTTTAATGACTTATACAAGCCATAATCAGAAGATTTAGGTTTTTTCTTCATAGTTCATTCTGCGGTCGATGTATTCGACCCTCTTGCATTATAAAGTGTAGTTTTGTTATTGATGCCGAATTTATACAACCACTCCATAATTACTTCCATTGAATCTGTAGACAGTCTGAATCGTTGTGGTACAAATTGATCCCCATCGTAGAATTCAAGATAGTTCTCGTCCACTCCGTCTAGATTGCGATACATAGTCGCGATTACAGAGGAATTACCAGGATCGATAACTACTGACCATGAGCGTGGATCATGTTGGCCGTATCGAATCGGAAGCCTGTCAACAAGGTATCCGCTGTCGCGGAGTCTTTTGATGAAATAACTTTCGTTAGTTGGTTTGTTTTTATTTGCCATATATGTGGTGTTTGGTTAAGATTTAAGTGCTCTAAGCAAGTATTTGATTTCTGTATTTCCATCTCTGTAATAAAACATATATGCTCCCTTGGTAATATTTACTTTCGTTTGCACGTCATGTTTTAATGCACTGATAATTTTAAATGTATCAATTGATAATGGTGATGTTGGTGTCAGGTCTGATCCAATATACCCATCAGCGGCGATAAACGTAATGTTATTGACGCTATGGTTTGCGGATTTATCATCCAAGTCAACATATACCTTTTTATTCTCCGCGTTGGTATAGAAATAGATCTTTCCTTTGTTGTCTGTAAATGTGCATCCTTTATTAATTTTTGAAAACGTATTTGTGTTCATAACAAATTCCGTATCGAACTTAAATGAATCAATCATCTTGGCACTGATTTTTTCAGCAGCCGCTACTGCGGGATCCAAAAGATAACATTTGAACTTGATGGTTGGTGATTCATAACTGATGAATTTTGACGTAATATTCAATATAATTTCGTCTTCGTCGATAACATCAATTGCATTAATTACCTTGCGAATATCCGATACATATATAACAAACGGTTCGCTAACGTCTTCTATTTTTATCGGAACATGCTTTGCATAGTAAATGCAAACCGCACTTGCGTCATGAGATACAACATACAGATAATCCGATTCTATGTGAATTGCACAAGAAATATTGGCGTCACTAATGCGTGAAACTGGCAATAAAAAGCTACTGAAATTATCCTTTTGAACTTTTATTTTCATTTAGTTTCTTAATTGACGTTTGTATTGTTTTTAACTTAAGTTCAATTGATACTAATTTCTCATAGATTAACGATGCAACACTATTTTTGCTAATATCACCCTCATTCAGCCCTGGCGTACCTGGTAATGATTGTGTTGGTATTGGTGCTGCCTCCACAGTACTTGTTGCCTCTTTTTTGAGAAAAGATGCTATCGGTGATTTGCCATTTGGATTGAGTGGAATTACTGGCTTGTTGCTTGTTATCATAGTCGATTGTTTAGCAAAAGGATTTTCGATTCTAACTGGTTCATCGATAACATTTGATTGTTCTACAGGATGCAAAACGACCTCTTTATCTTCGCGATCGACTGCAATACCTTCGATCACTGGTCCTGGTGGTTTTGGTGGTGCTGTAATAGTGAACTGTGATAGAATATTATTCACATCAATGTCTCTCCCATCTGTGATATTGCGAGAAGATCCTGTCGACATTTCACCAATACTATTCAGAGCACCGGAAACAAATGATGCCAATTTTGCCGTCGCGATCGCTTCATCTCTGCTTAATTCAATCATACTAGGCTTCTACTTGTTTGTGCAAATTCTACGAATTTATAAAATTCGTTTCTGCTGTTATTGGATGCTTCAATAAACGCGCCCGACATTTTTGCCGTACGCATTGTTGAATTCTGTTTAATGCCTCTCATAGAGCAGCACGTGTGATTTGCCTCGACTAGCACCGAGACTCCAAGATTATTTTCACAAAGATCGTTTAAGAAGTTGTGAATCTCCATCGTAAGATTTTCTTGTACTTGCGGGCGCCGACCAAAGTAATCAACTACTCGATTGAGCTTAGAAAGACCGATGACTTTGCCATCCTTTTGTGGAATATACGCAACATGGCAATATCCAAAAAATGGTAGGTTGTGATGTGCACACATGGATACTACAGGAATATTGGTCTGACAAACAATCCCGTCGTAACTACCGTCATTATCAAATGCAGTAATTTTTGGTGCTGGTTCAAAACAACCACGAGCAAGATCTTCAACCCATGCCTTTGTGACACGAGAGGGTGTATCTTTCATATGCGGATTATTCTGCCAATCAAATCCAAGTGCCGTCAAGAAGCCACCATATGCCTTTTTGGCATCGTCGAAATTATATTTTTGTTGTTTCATGTATATTAGAAAGTAGGGATTTCGAATTCTTTGAGGAGAGAGTTTACCGTTTCATCGATATCCACCGAATTGGTTTTGATTTCTCTCTTTGACTGTGTTTCTGCAACTGCTTCGCGTACTGCATTATTTGTATTGATTACACTAGCTGGCGGTCCACCATATTGACCAATCGTATTAGGCTGTACATCATCAACATCAACATCATCATTTGCATATGAGATAACTTGAATAGAAGGTCTATTTTGATTTGTGAAATAATGTTCATTCAGCACCTTTTGAATCTCGTCTGCTGTCTTCTTTGGAGGAAGCAACGTAGTCAAATCCTGTGCAAGCCCGTAAATGTTTTCAATTTCACTTGCGGTAAAATTCAGGTTGCGTTGCTTACTGATGAATTTGCTTGCTACATATGTAGGTGTTGCTTCTTTACCAGTGCCTTTCATCTCACAACGAATACGAAAATCAACCCCATTTGGTGATAGGTCGAAAATACGCTTACCGTATTCTTCACTATCTTCACCGACAATTGCTGCACTCAAAATCTTGCCGATTTCGGCACCATAGCGCCATGGCTTAACCTGACCAATATCCTTTTCATTTGGAGATTCGATAATGTAAATATTGGCGTAATTCATTGTCTTCTGACGAAGCAGTCGTGCTTTATTTTTCGCGGCATCTGTGCCAATTTTAAGCTCTGCGAATCTGGTTTCACAGCAAGGGCAAATTTCTGACTTGCCCCATGATTTGAGACACGGCACAGAGATGTAACGACCATTCTGTCTCGACTCCCATCCGTGATTCATAAACGACAACATTGAGTTGCTGGGATTGGGAAGATATGGAACAAAGCGTACGATATACGTCTTGTCAATTTCTGGTTTAAAGAGATTATCGTTTTTCGGTGATGCACTTTGTGGTGTTTGTGAGGTTTGAATTTTGCTGAAGATTTCGTCGAGAATAGACATAGTGTTATTTGGTTGTGTATTTTATTATAATTGTTGGTTGTTTAGGATTCAAGAATTTTTTTAGTGTAGTTTTGTAGTGCTTGGTATAGTTGTTGTGTTTTTGGTTTGATATCTGATCTATCGTATTTAGTCTTGTGTGAGTACAAATTCACATCTCCAAGAAACAAACCAAATTCTTCTGGGTGCAGCCCGTTCATAATAGAAAATGCATCTGGAAATGCAAAGATGGCATACAATGATACTTGGTGTTGTTTGATATGCTTAAGAAAGGTAGATGTATATCCTTGCTTAAACTGGCAGTATTGTGATGCTCTAATTTTATTCTCAACACAAAAATCACGGATGAACTTAAATGATTGTATGGTGAGTGCTGCTTGTTGTGGATCATCTGGTTCCAGCAATGACAAATACTTCATATATGACGTATAGTCTTTAATTGCTTTTGGTGATATGTAATACTCAAGTGCTATCCTGCCGTTGTTTTTTTGTGATTTGTGGATTTTGTATGGAGCCGCAAAATAATCTTCCCATTTAATATGCGGGTGCTTACCAAAGAAATGGCTCAGTCTTTGTAGATATGGATAATCCTCTCTACAATCAAAATTCAGCCAATTTTCTCTTAATCTAAATGGCTTATTAATTTGTCCAGAAGTAGTAGCAAGCCATTTATTGTAAATCTGTTTTTCGTTTTCTGTCATTACTTTGATTTAGTGCATATAATATTTTCTTTGATCTATTGACAATATCGTAATTGTACGACATCTTTCTCACAAAATCATAATATGTAATATCCATGATATCACACATTATTTTACGCAATTCCTGATTTTGTATGAAAGAAATAATAATCGATGTAGGACTTAAATTCTTATTTGATAAAAGACAGATCAAAGAGCAAGATTTGATATAATGTTCGTCGATTTCATTTTCGCCTAAAAATTCTGTTGATTCATAATCCTTTTTTGTTTCAAATTCCATGCCTGTATTTAGACATACAAAGAATTATGTCAACTTCAGGTCTTTCATTGCATTGTTAAAATCATCATCATCGAAATTGGTTTCTCCCGATGATAATGTCTCCGCATCATATTCCGAAAGATGCAAAGTATCATAATCAATTTGAAACGCTGTATTGCCATGATTAGGTCCAAAACGGTTCTTCATCAAGTTAAGATGCAAAATCCCAGCTTCCCGATCTTCATCTGTACACCAGATACCGAACTGAGCGTCTGCTGTCATAGGCAACCCCATCGATTCACCTGTCGTCTCTAATCCAGGATTTGCTTGATCATATGCCGACCTATTTAATTGAGTGGCACTAATAACAGGTGCATTGAACACATACGACAAGGCACGCACTTCTTCTGCAATTTTCTTAATTTTTTCATAAGAATTGCCATCACCAGAGCCTCTGCATGGAATCATCAAATTCAAATAATCCAAAATGATGGCATCAATCTTAATTCCTTTACGTACGAGCTTTGTTAAGTACGCTCTAATATGATTTGCACTAATCGACGATGGCGGAAACTCTTTAATGAAGAGCTTTGAATCCATATGATTTGAGGTGTACTCATTCATCCAATCACGGAGTTCTTCTTTCTTCTCTGCAAGTGTATTGATAGGAATCCGAGATAGCTGTGCAGAAATACGCTTAGCATAAATCTGCTCAGGCATTTCCAAACTAATAATCACCGCACACTTACCTTGTGCCACAATGTTATTAGCTATATTGCCTAAGAAGATTGATTTGCCTACATTCGTAGTACCGCAGAAAATATACAGTGCTCTTCCTTCTTCCAAAAGCCCACCACCAAGCTTCTCATCAAGCCAATTCCACCCTGTCTTGAGACGAGATTCTTTTCGATCAAGGTAATCCAAATGCTTTTCAAAGTCCTTGAAATACTCAAGACCAACATCATCAATCAGCGACATTGTCACCGCAGTCTCAAGCTCTGCATATGCTGCAGTGTAATCTACACTGCCTTCTTTTGCTAGCTGCGTTGCGGTCTTACTCAAGAATGCAACAAGCGATCTTTCTTTCAAAAACTGCTCTGTATTCGTGAGCAATTCTTTTAAGTTAAATGTCTTGTCGATCGCTGTGAACTCTTTTAAAAGCTTTGCAAACAACTCTCTTTCGGTTGACTCTTTGAGTCTTACTTTGATTTCCGTGATAGACGGAATTTCATTGTGCTCATTGAAAAAGTCAACGATAGGAAAGATCGCAGCCTTTGTCTCCGGTCGATGAAATAACTCAGGTTTAAGATGGTCGATAATGCTTGCGAGATACTCTGAATTAAACAGAGCATGGTATGCAATTACCGATTCAAAAAGATTTAAATCAAGCTTCTTCGTTGTCTTCTTCGTCATTGGTGTCTAGGTCGGTGGTTGAATACATCAGTTCAGTGTCGAGTTTCTTTTGAAGATTAGGAATAATGGTATTCTCCCAAAGATCTTCATTCTTGCGCCACTGTTTAAAATATCCGAGCTTAGTGCCATCTGGCAACTGATATGTTGCACCAGTTTGCTTAACAACTTCATATGCAATTGCCATCACCTCAAGGCCCGAAAATTTATCGAGACCTGTTTTAAAGTTAAGCTCTAGTTCAGTCTTCAAGAATGGCGGAACTACACGATTTTTAACAGTCATTGCAGACATAGTAATGCCGCTAACTTTATTTGCAATGGCGATTTTTTTATCATCATCGTCCTCGTCTTTATTTTGTGTCATTGACATCTGAACTAAAACAGTTGAAAGATAAATTGGTCCCTTACCACCACCTTGATTCTTAATCAATGATGGAAACATCGCAGATGGGTCATCATAGATATGGTTTGTGAATAAAATTGGAACCTGTGCTTTCGATGCTTTATTGCTCAATGTTCGCATAAGGCTTTTCATCGCCCTTGCACGAAGACCCATATCCGCAGATTCTTTGTCTTTGGAAATGTCTTGCAACTCTTTTGCATTGATAAGGTTGCCAAGAGAATCAATTGCAAAAATAAATTTACCTTTCATTTCTGGATCTGCGATAATTTCATCCAGAAACTTAACCATATCATTACGACATTGCTCGATCGTATCTGCCGAGTTCCAAATATAATTGTTGACATCACACCCAACACCCTCAGCTGCTCTGCGATCAACCGCACCCTCTGTATCCCAGATGACTGGAATCATTCCTTGTTTTTGTGCATTCCCAAAAATCTTATTGATAATAAGAGTCTTGCCACATCCGGATGGACCAGAAAATCCTGTAATACGACCCTTTGGTACCCCACCATCTTTGATCTTGCCACTGATGATAGCATTCAGTGCATAGCTTCCTGTATCAATGAAGCCTGTAATAGTCGATAGTGTACTGTTATTAAGGAACTCAGCGTCCGGATTAATCTTCTTTAAACTCTTGAAAGCCTTTTCTAAAATCGGATTCTTTTTCATGTATATCAATATAAGAGGCGGTGTGTGTTAAATCACATGTATTGTGCAATAAAAAAGCCCCTCCGAAGAGGGGCTTTTGGTTTAGTTTGGTTTGATTATTCGTCAAAAAGCTTGACAACCTTTGGGTCTGAAATCGGCTGCACCAAAGGCGGCGGTGCAAACATTGCTTCATATTGGCCGTACAACTTGAAGTCAAAGGTGGCGCCATTGGTAAGTGCAATTGAACTCTTTGGATAATTGAAGACAATTGGTTCTTCGAGGCTTGCGCCGAATTCGCGGAAGAATGCAGGCAAGAGTTGTAGTGCCATGTTCTGTCCTTGGGGAACAACATGAACTACTACTGGATTCTTGATTGCTACTGTAGTATCTGTATCGAGATGTGGAACCAATTCACCGAATCCAGTGCGTCCTGCTGGATCGATAAATGCGATAAGGTTTTCCTTGACGAATGTGCGGATGTTTGGTGTTTCGTTACTCATAAATTTATATGTTATATGTTATATTGTGGTTGTTGTGTATTCAACTATTATTTCTTGATTTTAACTCTTTTTCAACTGCATTGATAAATTCAGTGTGTGCTTTTGGTACTGATTTAAATTGAAATCCATATTTTCTCTTGCTGAGGTCTTTGTATACCTTTTGTAATTCTGATGTATTGATTTTGCTGAGGTCATTATCTTCGTCATTAGATTCTTTGTATTCCTCTTTGTCTTGTTTTAGTTTATCGTGGGCTTTTTCAAATTTTTCACGATCATTTCCTTTATAGGAAACACCCGTCATTTTAACCCAATTGGCTACTCTATCATAGTTTTGTTTTGATGGATTCTTTTCAAGGAAATTCAGAACGAATGACAGTTTTTTGCTCGGGTCTTTGATGTCTCTAGCGTCTGTTCGAACAATCTGCCATTTGATGTCAAATTTATTGGTTTGTTTCGACTCTCTTAAAATTGATTCTTGTTCCGCCGTGTTGATGTATTCTAAAAATGTATTCATATAATAATTTATTCCCATGGAAATACAATCCATTCATCTAACTTCCATTCTGTGTTGAAAATATGCCGACATGGCCATTCGCACTTTCTTTTACGACCAATCGTGGCGACAATGATTCGTTCATGGATTTTATCTGTATTGATAAACGATCTGCACTCATGATCAATTCTCCAGATAATATTATTAATGACTTTTCCGGTATCCAGGACATCATCAAATATAACCAAGTACCTTTGAGAATTAAACAATGAAAGAAGATTAAGACGAATTAGATCTGTTTCATTAATTGCTGGTGGTTTGAATTCGGTGGATGTCAAATTTCGTATC